CAACTATAATGAAGAAGCGGGTATGAAGTGCATCTGTGGGAAAGAGAACATCCGCTACATTAATAAAATCGTGAACCACCACAACGGACTCATGTTAGAACCCATTGGATCATCTTGTATTAAGCGATTTGAGATAGAGCAGATGGGTATTGCGTGTATGTGCTGTTCCAAAACTCTACCTGATGATAATCCATTCTTACAGGCCTATATGAAGTACCAGCCTGTAACCAAAAATACACTTATCATAGGTCATAAGAAATGTGCCAAGAAACTTCTGAAAAATGCATTCTTAAAGGGACGCTTTGGAAAATACTTGAAAAAGGAATTTGTATCCTATTTCAATGATTTGGGTGTATCCATGAAATTAGATAAGGATGCGAATATTGATATAGAGTATAGCGATCATCGCCTCATACCGTATATGGATGCTCTATTTGATTGATACGCCGTAAGGGATTATTTTTTAAGGAGCTGCTGCACGAGTGCCGTAAGGTCTGCGACCTGTCGCCTCAGATCTACTGTTTCTTGTACCTTCGCATCCTCCCCCGCTTTCTTATCCGCCTCCATCATCTCTGCGACCGACTTGAATCCTCTGCGTTCTGCTTCTATCAGCTTCTTCGGACGGCGGAACTTCCCCTCTGCGTTCCGTTGCGACTTATCGCAGAATAAATGCTCTTGTCCTTTGAAGTCTTTATCTATAATCTGAACGATGGGTTTGATCTTGTATCTATGTTCGTCGCAGTCTAAATGCTTACATTCATCAATATACTTCTTGAAGGGGTAATCCTTGGGGTCGCTTTGAACGATAATTGGGGTTTCCATCTTTATGATATGATCAGAAATTATTTGTGGGAGTCCTACGCTACGCAAACCACACGGCGGTAAGGGATTCGGAGAATCCTCACCCTTAGGGAAGGAGGGGGTAAGGGGGAAACGAAGTGTCCCCCTATTAATATGAATTGACACAAAAAGTCAAAACATTGAGTTGTAGCTGATCGTTTCCGTCAGTGGAATAGCCACTATTGTTATAAACATAGATGTCATTCCACCCCGTCCCTACATTTCCAATATAACAATTTAGTGGAATAGATACATGATTATAAGCATTGTTTGTAAAGGTATTAAAGGTATAATAGTAATAACCACCACTATTTTGATTATATACCCGTACTGTAAATTGTGCGGTATAACTACCCGTCCAGTAGCCCGAATATTTACCCGTGAGAACAACAGAAGAGGTTGAATTATACTGGTAGAAGGCATACACGAAATTGATCCCTGATCCCCACGCTACACTGTTGCTGTTATACAGTTCTCTTGCTACGCACTGTCCTCTGCGGAATGTATCACCGTCAAATAGAACGGGTTGGGAATATTGAGAGGTATTCTGTGGGACACTTTGAAAAATATAATTACCACCCCCACAAGTTAAATTATTCTCCATCGTAATACGACCCGTCGCATTATTAACGATGAAAGGGCGAAGACTATTCCATACTCCATATTGATCGCCTGGATTCGTAATGAGTAAATAGGTATTTGACCCGTCCTGCCTCCACATGACACCATAACTACCTTGTACCATTCTGTATTGCCCATAGCCGTTCAACCCAACGGTAATAATTTCTCTAAAACCATTCTCAAAATATATATCTCCACCAGCTAAAAATGACATTCTTGTAGAACCATTTGTCCCAATTCTAATATTAGTACCATTTTCCGCCTGTATGTAATTATCATTAGATGTTGAGTTTCCAATATACATTCTTCTTGCTCCAAACGCATAGAACTCTATGAATGGAGCGTTAGAAGAATTACCACCATTAAATGTAGCGTAATAATTTCCATCACTACCATACTTAATAAATCTTCCACCTGTTCCCGCATTGAGAATTAAATCTCCACGGGTTTCTACCTTAGTTGTACCCCAAGTTGAATCCATTGCCCGTCCAATTGTAAAGGTATTAGATGCGTTTGTATAATACATAAAAGAGGCTACTCTTGTTCCACTATCATGTACTGCGATCTCGGTATCATTTAGACATTCCAATAATAGTCCTGCGGTATTGCTATTCCAACCACCCGTTCCACCACCATAATTACGAACACAGTCGCCAATCACCAATGAACCAGGAGCTACATAGTTATTCGCATTCGCAAAGTTCGTACCACCACATATACTGGCTGTTCCTCCTTGGACTTGAAAGTTTGCTACTGGATTTGTTATACCAATGCCAACTGAACCACCATACGCCTGTAAGGCTAGGGGTAATTTATTCGCACTGGTCGCATTTACATTGTCAAAACATTCAATTGATCCAAATGATCCATTAAAGGCTGTCATGTTAATGATAGAACCATTCCCACTATTGCCCGATGGGTTAGAGGATACAACAGAACTATTAACAGTCAACCCACTTTGAACATTACCCGAAACCGTCATATCCGCACGGGTTAACGTCATCGAATCAAAACGGACATATTGATTAGCACTAGATGGTTGAAAGAAGAATACAACCGTTCCTAAGTTTGATGAAAAGATATTCACGCTAAAAGTAATTGTAATCGTTTGACCCGATGTTGTAATGGGTATATTGGAAATATCACTGATCGCCAAAGGCAATCCACCAGCAGTGGTATATTGATACACGGAGAATGACATGTTTTGAGAGGCTAACATATTGGTAAATGTAGCCGTGTATTTCGCCCCTGTTTTATAGGCAAGTCGTGATGCCCCAATCTGTTTGATGCTGAACCCCGTCCAAGAGAATGCGGGTAGAGATGGCGTACCTGAACTCTGAACGGTATAGGTAATGGTAGTTGTTCCCACGGTAGGTGTAAAGTTCCACGTATAGGTATTCGTTCCACTGATCGGCTGTGGCGAAGAGTATACCGTTGTAGCACCGTTAACAACAGTAAAGAATGGCGGTGGACTGGTCGCAAATACGAGTGGTGTAAGACCCTCCCATACGCAACGGAGCGACTTACCAATGTATGCGGATACATCAAAGGTAATCGTAGCGATGCGATTGCTAACCGTGTTAGCCGTCCAAGAACCACTAATTGTGGTAGAAGCACCTGCTGTAAAAGATCCACCAGTATATCCCAAGTCAAGCCCTACGCTCATGGCGAGTGTTCCCGCTCCTGCAAGATTATAGTACGATGGCTTGGTAAGAACGCATACAGGCATCGCACCCGTAAAATCTGTTCCACCTGTCGCAAGATTAGTTGCATTGGCAATTGGTGTCTGAATGGATGCAAAGGCACTATTCACATTCGTAGTATAAGTATCACCCATCGTCACGGTGTTGTTAAAGGTATTCGTACCCGTCCAAGTGTTATTGAGGGGCAAAAGATTGGACGCTGAAATTGCACTATCTACATAGGTTTTGTTCGTGAGATCAGAAACACCAACAGGAACACGAGTGGTTGTAATATTCTGACTACCAAGATTAACAGTAGTTGTCGCACCCGTGTAAGGTACAAGATCCGATACATCCACTGCCGCACTTACAAGATATTGGTTTGCGTCAAACCGAGCAATTTTAGATGGTGTAGCAGTCGTAACTTGTAGCGTGGTGGCGGTACCATTACCGATGTTGCTATTACTAAAGGTGGCATCGGTAAGACCGGAAATGGTAAAGGGTAAGAAGGTACTGGAAGAGCCATTAATTGACATTCTATCTACTACGGCCTATCTTTTTCTTTTATCTAAGCACATAATATATGAGGAAGAACTTACAGCCTGTACGAGATTATGTTAGAATGAAAAAAGGAGGCACTTTATTAGAAGAGGCTGAGGATGATTCATGGAGTGCATATTTTGAGGAAATGTGGAGCAGCATCACATCCGACACTCACCTTCCTAAGCGTTTTCGTAAGTTCATCAAAGCACATGGTCGTGAACCAATCACCAGTTTGAAGATGGTTCGTGCACCTGTTGCTACACCTGGTGTCATTGCCGTCCAGTTGATTACAGCGGGTAAGTGGAATGATCTAAAGAAGAAAGCGGGGTTTGATGAGGTGTTCCATACGGGGATTGTAGTGAATGATAAGTATGTGATAGAAAAGCTGGAAAAATTAGAAGCCCGGGAGGAACCATCGTATCTAAACCAAGGAGGCAAGGCGGAGGTTTATCCATTGGATATGGGAGCACAGAAAGGCAATATTACCATTGCGGAATTACTGGAAAATGCACGAACCAAAATGGGTAAGGATTTTTACAGTTATGATTTTCTTAAGAATAATTGCCAGTCCTTTGTGATGAACCTGGCAGATGCGAGTGGCTTTTTAGATGCGGAAGGCCGTGCATGGATTAAACAGGATCTGAAAACACTGATTGAGGAAATGCCAAATGTTAGCAAATGGTTGGGTGTAAAGCTTACGGACATTGCCCGTGATGTAACGAATATTGGTGAAGAGGCATTAGCAAAGAGAGGTGGTATGATTATGGGTCAACAGCGTGTGAGGGGTCGTGGTGGTTTTTAATCACATACTCTATAAAGATGCAGGTATGCTCCAGTGAATTAACACGAGCCTTGGCTCCATACGACCAACAAAAATGTACGGATAAATCTTCTCCGCTACCGTTGAAACCGTGTAACTATGCGTTGATTGCACGGAAAGGCGGTGGTAAAACGACCCTACTTCTCAATCTCATTATGAAGAAGGAATCGCCATGGTACAAGCATTTTGATTTAATCTTCCTTATCAGTCCTACGGCACCTAACGATGATAAGATGGCACCTCTCATGGAAGACATTGAAGATCAATACTACGATACGCTCAATAATGATGTCTTAGAGGATATCATTGCTAAGTGTGAGGCGTACACAGAACGGCGTGAGAAGAAGGGCAAGAAGGGCAAACCAAACTATTGTATCATCTATGATGACTGTATCCACATGATTAAATCCAAACAGGCTAATCTTATTACAAAGTTAGCAACGCAGAATCGTCACATGAATTTAACGAATATCTACTTATTGCAGAAATGGAACACTTACTTGCCTACCTTAATCCGTTCCAACT